GATTATGATGTTTTCTTTAATGCAATGTCTATTATTAGCTGCAATAGTGTTTTTGGCCATTCACAATAATGACGGTTGGGCTTTCATTTGTTTGTTGCTACTGATTTTTGGAACCGAAACTAAAAAAGAAGAAAAGGATTAACCCATGCCCAAGACACACACATTAGCCCCGAAGTTATCAGAAGATGCCCTGCAAAAATCTTGCGTTGAGTGGTTTAGGCTGCAATACCCAAGATTGACACTAAGCCTTATTCACCCTGCAAATGGGGGCAGTAGGAACGTAATAGAAGCCACCAAACTAAAAAGAATGGGAGTAGTAGCAGGCGTTTGTGATTTGCTTTTATTAGTTCCCAATGACGAATATCATGGGCTATTTATCGAATTGAAAGTAGGTAGAAATAGCTTATCAGAGAATCAGGAAAAGTTTATACAGGCACATGAGAAAAATTACAGTTGCCATGTGTGCTACTCACTTGATGAATTTATGAACGCAGTAAACAATTATTTAAAATAACTTACTAAAAATTGAACGATGACTACAACTAACATTAACAGAGGAAAAGATAAAATACATGCTATAGTTATTTGGCAAACATATGAAGATATGGGTATAGAATCAGAAGGATGTCCAGCATTAGTAATCGAACCGGATCCTGATATTATTACTTTTCAACAAGATGAGAATGTTATAGTTATCAATTCCACCACTATACCCACATTAATCGAGTTTTTAAAATCAATAAAATAGCCATGAAAAAGACAATGTTAATTATTTAGGTAGTTGTTGGGTTGGTCGGGTGTAAAAATATGCCCCCTAAATACACTACATATTTTACTTGCGATATTTCCACCGTTACGGAAATTAGAAAAGAGCAAGGGACTTGGTGTTGGTATTATTGGGTTGAATGATTCCATGAAGACGGTACGCCCATTGGAGATGGTATGTGGGTAATGGCTGCCCCTGATAAGTTTAAAGTAGGTGATATTATCAAATGTAAACCATAAAACCAACTAACATGCAAAAATACACAGAGGAGTGGTACAAGATGCCACATACGATACAGGAGTGGTTTGAGAGTGTGGAAGATAAGGAGTTGAGGAAAGAATTATTGTCCTTATATGACCCAAAATTTAGTAGGGTGCAAAATCATGACGCTTTAATGTATGCAATAGACCGCGCATTTGATTGGGATAATCAAACGAAGCCTTTAGAATATTGGTCTGGTTTATTTATTATGGCTCAACATAATAGAATTAAACTCCGCAAGCCCGAACCCGAAGAAAGCAAAGGTGCTAATTATAAGGATTCAGAAGATTGGACGTTAAGGGCTGGACATAAAATATACATGACAGGATTTCGTGAACCTGACAATATGAATTACAAAGAACAAACAGAGCAAATATCTGCAATCATTAAAGAAGAAAGTAAAGAAGGTCTTGACTGGAAGCAGATTGAACGGGAGTTTACATTTGATTGGTACGACCAAATTAGCGTGAAAAAATTAAAACAAATTCTCAACTTCTTTAAAAGCAAACTTAAAACTGATACCGATGGAAAATAACAACAAAGAAACGAAGGTGATAGAGGTTGATTGCTGCGGCGATTGTCCGTTCTGTATTCGGCACCCTGAAACAGAACAGGATTTTTGCACCGAACTTTATATCCTTGATACCATAAAAGATACAAGAGAAATTCTACCTCAATGTCCCCTTCACACATCCGACCTGATAATTAAATTAAAAACTAAAAATAGTTGAGTATGAAAAAATATACGGATGATGAAATTGATAGGAAAATGATGTGGCGAATACAAAATAAAATATCTAATGGAACTAAAATATCTGATGTTGAAAATCAATTCTTTAATGAGCATTTGATAGAAACAGTTACCCATTATTCTCAATGTCGAAATACTTTTTTGATAGAGTATAATAATAGGCAACTTGAATTAATGTTATTAACCAAAAACACTAACAATGGACGAGAGTAGGCAAAGTTCAAAAGAGAGAAGAATAAAAGAAGTGGGTTATTCAAGTGGATGGTCTGCTGGGTTTATTTGCGCAGTTTGTATAATGATTAGGCTCGAAGGTCAAGTAACTACTCAAATTCGTGATTTATGGAAATGCGACACTATGGTAATTAGTAGAGAAAAATTAGTTTCTATGGGTATTGATGAATCAGATATAGAAACATTAATTGCTAATCAAAGTGAATTGAATTGACAAAACAACCTTAAAATAACCTCGACAGGGGCAAATTGATAACGATAAAAACCAATCCAAATGACAAAAAAACAAATTGAACGGAAAGCATTTAGCAGATTTAAAGAAGACGGAATATGGGGGAACAATGAATTTCGAAGAGAAGGTTATGCGCAAGGATATGAAGATGCTAACTCCGAGAACGCTAAAGAAATTGGGGAACTGAAAAAGAGTAATGATGCCCTATTAGAATCATCCTTATTGCTTTCTAAAGAGATTGAACGGCTGAAAGGGTTGGTTGAAAGTGCTTTTGGAGAGGGGGTAGCTACACTTGGTAACGGGTGGTTAGAAACTTGGCAACAATTCAAGACAGAAAATAAATTATAACTATGAACGCACTAACAGCCTGTTACTACTGCCTACCTTGCTACTCAAGCCCCTGAATGGGATAACATGAGACCAGCCATAAGACCAAAACAAACTATTTATGTAACGCCTGTAACTTTAGAGGAAGATTTAGCCTGGGGACAACCTTATCTATTCGTTTTAAATGAGGGTATTGCTATCTATAAGCCTTATCCCGACAATGAAACCGACTGGCTTTTAATGAGGTCGGAAAATAGTAAAGACTATCCGGATCGTAGGATAAAGCGAAAATCTGTTAAAAATGCTTTTAAGATAAGTTTTGAGTAATACCTTATTAGGTATAAAATGTAGAATATCGGGTGTATTGTGTCGGGAAGGGTATAAATGGAATGCCACCACGTTAAAATATATAATCTTTGATGATTGTAATTACATAAGTTTTGCCTACCATCCTTGCGGATTTTACACCTTTAAGTAATTCATATCTTTTATTTTTTAAGCATCGCAATACATAAGTACGTGCGATGTTTCTTTTATTAGCATACTCGCTTACTGACATTTCCATTGTGCAAATATAAATAGTTCTTAAATAACAACCTAAATACTTTGTAATATGGTTCTTAATTGGTAACTTTATACAAATTATTTGGTATGCCATTGAAGTTTACAAGAATACCCAAACAAAAGCCATCTATGGCTGAAAAGATGATAAAAGATAAGTTAAATTCTATCAATGCTTTATTTTATCAAGAGGTGATGTTTCAGGATTGTATTAATCCTAAGACTGGCATACAATTACGATATGATTTTTATTTACCTGAACAAAACATATTGATTGAGTATGACGGTAAGGCATTTCATACAAGTGATGATGTAAAATATAGGGATAGCATAAAGGATAAATTTGCAAAGACAAATGGCATTAGATTAGTAAGGATGCAAGGTTTTGAGGGTGCAATACATTGGATAGATAAGCATTTAGGATATTTAAAAGGATTGAATGCAGGGCGTAGTTTACACAAAGAAAAGAAAAAGCATAAGCATAAAAAGGCTGCAACAACCGGTAACTATGCAGATTTATGCCCTAAATCCGAAAAGCAACCCGACAAAAAAACCGATTTAAACTGGCAACACTCCAAGATGATTAAAGGGAAGCGTAAACATAGGAGAATTGAAATATCTAAGCCTAATGAAGTGCCTAAGCCCCAAATAATACGTTTTGCAATGGGTGTGAATAAGAAAATGGTATAATCTACTATACTTATTAATAATATGTTTTCGGCTGAAACCCTTTGATACCAAAAGATTTGGAAAATCCAATTAATTCACGAACTTTAACGAGTGAGCAAAGCGAGCGAGCATAAAAATAGATATTCCTTGCTGCCGCAGGCCAATACCCGCTTAGGACAAACAACACCTAACACACCCACAAATCCCACATTTCCTGTGCATATCACTAAAACATGCACAACATTACCCATATATCTACCCATATTTACCCGCAATACAAATAGTTTGGATTTTTACATACTTATTCCGTATCTTTGATATATTAAAGAAAATATGTGTTATTGGCTTGTAATTGCATTATATGAGTAATAAGAATATAGCTAAAGAAGGTGAGAAATATAGATTCCCAGCAGGCGATGCACATCCTCGATTAGGTGGTAGGCCATTCGGTAAGAAAAACAAGTCCACAATAGTACGGCAAATGATAGATGGTGAATTAACCACCACTAACCCCCTAACCGAGAAAGTAGAGCCTGAAAGTATTGAAGTGCTAATGATAGCAGCACAGATAAAAAAGGCTATTGCTAACGGTGATACCTACGCTTTTAATGTAATCATGGACTTTGCTTATCCTAATAAGAATACATTAACAGGTGATTCTGACAACGATAATAGGGGGGATAGTGAATGTGATTATAGTAGGTTAACCATAGAAGAGCGCAACACCCTAATAAGACTTACATACAAAGCACAGGGGCGCGATGAGAATGGCATATTGATTAGACCCATAGAAGATGCCACAATAATAAGTGAGACTAAAAACAATGTGTTAGGGGGGTAGTAACGATTCTGCCCTATAATCTTTATTATGTTAAGTAGAGTTGATATAGCAAGTAATACACATGGGTTAAATATAGCATTAACAAAGTCCCCTACCCTACTGAAAGCCTTTACTGGCAAGCATTACGCGATTATGGCGAGGGGTGTCAAACGCGGTATTTTTGAACTGGATTTACAGGCAGTTACCCCTCTCCCAAGCGTAATAATTTTATCACTTTTTATAAAATAGTTTAATATGAACCTGTACGATAAACCAATAGAGTGGGAGAAAATAACATTACGTTTAGGTGATAAGGTGATTGACATAAACGATGTGCAGTTTGATAATTATTACGATAAAAATGTAATAGCGTTTTTGAATGACCCATACAAAGATAAACACCCCGTAACACTTGAACCTTTAGATACTGAATAATGGATTATACAATTTTGTTTGCGGGTAAGACGATAGACCAGATACAAGACGTGGCGATGAATTGGGATGGTAGGTTTAGGCGTATTCGTGATTCTTATCCTCAAATGACGGTGGAGAACCGTAAACGGGCTAATGGGATACTCAATGAGATATCGAGGCGCAATACCCCTGTTGTGTTGGCTTTAGATGCTATGTTTAAAGCGATGGTGAGAAGAAATTAATTTAAGTAAACATAACTGTGAAGATGCAGTTAACCCGATATGTTAGGACTACCAAGCGTAAATGAATTAAAGAAACAGAATGCGAAAGAGGAAATGCTTTCTTTTGCTAAGTATGTAAAGCCGAATTATATTGATAACTGGCATCATAAACTACTTTGTAAATATCTTGATGACTTTGCTAATGGTAAGATAAAAAGATTGATGGTTTTCTTGCCCCCTCAACATGGTAAGAGTGAACTAACATCTCGTATGCTGCCCGCATATCTGTTGGGCAGAAATCCAGAAGAAAAAATAGTATTGGCTTCTTATTCTGCTACATGGGCGGAATCCTTTAACCGCGATTGTCAAAAGTATATAGATAGTGATGAGTACAAACAACTATTCCCGGCCACTACACTTGTGAGTGGTAGTAATGGGGGTGGTAAGTATGTGCGTAATAATGAAAGATTTGACGTGGTTGGTCATGGTGGGTTTTTAAAGACTGTGGGCGTGGGTGGTTCCCTTACGGGTACGGCTGCCGATACGATAATCATTGATGACCCCGTAAAAGATAAACAAGAAGCCAAGTCAGCCATTACACAGTTAAGGAATTGGGAATGGTATTTGTCAGTTGCGGAGACACGTATTCACAACGGGAGTAAGATACTGATAATACAAACCAGGTGGGACACAAACGACCTTAGCGGTAAGTTGCTGCAATACATGAATGAGGGTGAAGATGAGGATGAGAAGGACAATAAAGAGCAATGGACAATATTAACGTTGCCTGCAATAAAAGAGGATGATAATAATCCCGAAGATCCGCGTAAGATAGGTGAGGCTTTATGGCCATCACGACATAGTTTACAACGACTGGAAAGAATAAGGGCTAAGAGTAAAGGTATATTTGAAAGCCTTTACCAACAAAATCCACAACCCGTACAAAGTGGGGGAGAAGCATACAAAACATTTACCTACGAAGCCAATACAAGGGATAACAAATACAATCCTGATTTAGCCTTACATGTAACATTTGACTTTAACGTACACCCATATATGACGTGTGGGGTATGGCAGGTAGAGAAAGGAACAGATGTAATAGGTAATAAGTATTACAATGCCTATAAGATAGCTGAAATATGCCTTAAAAGCCCAAGAAATACATCAAAATCTGTTTGCTATGCGCTAAATTCCAAATATGCAGGCCACAAGATGGGTATGTATATCTATGGCGACCCACATGGTATGGATGAAGATACGAGAAGTGAGAAAGGACATAATGATTATTTGGTGATACGGACAGAATTAAAGCAATTCAACCCCCAGTTGCGTGTAATGACCAAAGCCCCACACGTAAAGACCCGTATTGACTTCATGAATGCCCTGTTTTCGGGTGGTTATGAAGGTTTAAAAATATGGATAGGGCGCGATTGCTACCGAACTATTGAGGATTATCAATATTTGAAAGAGGATGTGGACGGCACAAAGCTAAAAGAGAAGCAAATAGACCCGCATACGGGCGTGAATTGTGAAAGATACGGCCACACATCGGATAGTGATGAGTATTTTTTGACCGCTGCCTTTGCTAATATCTACGCTGTTTATCAAAATGGGGGTAGAAGTGCCGCGCCAAGACTGGGGCAACGTAAAACTAATTGGTATTCATGATATGAAGCGTGTTTGTGTAGCTACGGGCAAGAAAGTGTTTGAGCATGACTGGCAGGCACAAGATTCTATTAACAAAATACACAGCGATAAGAAATTTAGAAAATATCAATGTGAGGATTGCGGGTTTTGGCATTTAACTACGATGGCTCCAGAGACATATTTTTGGATTTTACCCAAA